CGCGCGCATCAGTCGCGTTCATTGAGTTGTAAGGAGTCACATGGGAATCGTTGACCGTCTTCTTGGACGTCAGAGCGAAGAGCGAGCCGTCGGCGGCATGTGGAACGTTGAAGTCGACGCCGCAGGCACCAGTCTCAACGAGAAGAACGCCACCACTATCGGGGCCCTTTACGCTGCCGTAAAACTCTATGCCGACACCGTTGCAACCATGCCCGTCGGCGTCTTCATCCGTGACCGTGGCGTACGCCGTCCAGTGACCCGCCCGCGCTGGCTTGACAATCCAGTGCCGAACAATCCGAACTACACCCGCTTCGACCTGATGCACCGAACCGTCAGCAGCTTGATGATTGACGGCAACGCTTTCCTCATGGTGCTGCGTGATGGCGCCGAGATCGTCGAGATTCGCCTGCTTGACCCACGCAAGGTCACGATCCTGCGCGGCGAGAACGGTGCGCCAATCTACCGCGTCAAGACGACGGCGGGCGCCGTTGACTTGACGGCTGACGACATCGTGCACATCACACTCTTCGGAGTCGGCGAAGACTTGCGCGGGCTCTCACCAGTTGAGCACCACAAGACAACGCTCGGACTTGCGAAGGCGACGACAGAATACGCGGCTCAGTTCTTTAGCCAAGGAGCCTCAGTTTCTGGACTCGTGACAGTCCCGGGAGAGCTCACTGCCGATCAGGCAGAGAGCCTGCGCGCATCGTTCGGACGACGTCACGAAGGACTGCGCAACATGCACAAGGTTGCAGTGCTCACGGGCGGCGCCGACTTCAAGAGCATGGGCTTCAACCCTTCAGACTTGGCAATCGTTGAGAACATGGAAGCAGGCACGCAGGCGATCGCCCGACTCTATGGCGTACCGCTGCATCTCCTCCAGCTACCGGGCGGCAACTCTAGCTTCAATAGCCTTGAGATCATCTCACGAGAGTGGTTGACCTTGGGACTTGGCAGCCTGATCGCTCGGCTAGAAGCAGGCTTCCAGCGGCTCATCGTTGGCGACACCACGTTCATCAAGTTCAACGTTGACAGCATGCTGCGACCGTTGACGAAGGAGCGATTCGACGCCTACGCCGTGGCACTCAACAACGGCTTCCTCAGCTTGAACGAAGTTCGCACCCTTGAGGATCGCCCGCCAGTGGGCCCTGATGGTGACGCTTTCCGCCAGCCGCTGAACATCGGCACCGTAGGTGAGGAGCCGCAGGCGTGAGCTACGTCATCGTTGACCTAGACGGCACGCTCGTTCTTGACAATGAGCAGCCGAACCAGCCACTGATTGACGCACTGAACGAGAAGGTCATGAGCGGCGAGACGCAGGTGATCATCGTCAGCGCACGCAAGATTGACCGCCTAACTGAAACTCGCGCATGGTTGCAGGAGCACGGCGTGGCTGGCATTGAGGAGATTCACCTGAACGACTTTGAGGGCAGCGCCTTCGCCACTGGGCTCGCCTTCAAGGAGTACAAGTACGGACTTCTCAAGGAGCAATACGGCTCAGAGTTGGAGTATGCAATCGACAACGATCCAGACGTGCGCGCCATGGCGCAGGGCTTGGGGATTGAAGCCTACTCGCCTGAGCAGTTCGTCGCGGACGAAGAGCGCGCCATTGTCAACGTCCCGAACTATGTCGCAGCTGCAGCGAAGGCGGGACTTGAAGCCTATGACGGCGGGCTTGGCGGCGACGGACTGCAGCCTGCAACGATTCGAGAAGCCCGACAACTTGCCGAAGGCAGCGTTGACTCCGAGAAGGTCGTTCGCATGGCGGCATGGATTCGCCGACACCGTGGTGATTGGGAAGGCGTACCTCAGAACAGCGACCCAGAAGACGAAAACTTCCCGGGCCCCGGAGCCGTTTCCGCCCTACTCTGGGGCGTCAATCCCGTAGACACAAACGGCGCGGATCGCGTGCTGGCTTGGGCGGATACTATCAACAACACATCGCAGCTTGAGGAGAACTCAATGGCACGAGAGCACGAAACACGCGCACTGCCGCTCGGCGACTTCACCGTCACCGAAGGCGAAGATGGACAGAAGACCTTCACGGGATACGCCGCCGTCTTTGGCGCGGAATCGCAGGGGCTGCCCTTCATCGAGCGCATTGCCAACGGTGCCTTCGCGCGCGCCATCAAGCAGGCAGAGCAGGGGCGCCGCGTCATCAAGTTCTTGCATGGTCATGATGAGAGCCGCATGCTGGCAACGACTGCAAGCGGGCGCCTGAGCCTGAGCGAAGACGCCGTTGGCTTGAAGGTTGAAGCACGCCTTGACCCAGCCGACCCAGATGCCGCCGCCGTGATCAGTAAGTTGACGAACGAAGCCAAGGCGATGGGCATGTCCTTCGGGTTCACGGTGCCGAAGAACGGGCAGCAGTGGCACGAAGACGGCAGCCGCACCCTGACTGAGATTGGGCTGCTCGAAGTCTCCACGCTCTCGGGCCATACGCCTGCATACCCTGCAACGCTCGGGCTGACTGCCGTGCGCAAGATCGCGCCGAACAAGATCGGCGTGGACGGAGACGCTCTCGTTGAGACTCTTGAAGCCGTCAAGGCTGGCAACACCCTTGACGCTGATCAGACGGCGCTGCTCGACGCAGTGCGCGCCAAGCTAGGCGCAGCACCCGAGCCCGTCATTGAAGCAACTGCCCCGGCTGGCGAGCACCACACCATTGTGGCAGCCCGCCTGAAGTTGGAGCAGTTGAAGGGATAAACTCCCAACAGCCCACGCGCCACGGTTCTTCTGGCTGATCATCAGAAGCGTCGGATAGGTGGCTCGGCGTATTGTGTAAACCCAGATAAAGATGAAGGAGTCCAACATGGACAGCATCAAGAATCTGGCTGAGAAGCGCGCCGCGCTGCTCACGGATGCTTCTGGCATCGTGGCAGAGCATGCAGCCAAGGGCGAAGCCCTTTCGGCTGAGGCTCAGGCTCGTTTTGACGCCCTTACTTCGGAGGCGTCAGTTGTCGCTTCCGCCATCACTTCAGAGAAGATCGCTGCTGAGGCCCGTGCCGCAGCCGACGCTGCTCGCTCGGAGAAGGCAGTTGCCTTCGCCCCGGCTGCTGAGTCGACCCGCGACCTTTCGGCTGAACTGCGCCGCATCGCCCGTGAGGGTGGTGAGGTTGAGCTTCGTGACATCACGAAGTCGACCTTCACGCAGCAGGTTGAGCAGGGTGACCGCTTCTGGATCACCGCTGGTCAGGTCAACCCGTTTGTTGATCCAGCCGTTGTCACCGTGCTTCAGGTTGCCAAGGGCAACGTGATCGCACTCCCACGAACGACCGCTCTCGGCACTGCAGCCGCAGTGAACGAAGGCTCGTCGATCGGTGAGTCCGACGGCACGAACTCCAGCCTAAGTTTGACGGCAGTAAAGTATGCCTCAATCCTGCAGGTAGGGGTCGAGACAGTTCAGGACCAGATGTTCGACGTAGCCTCATGGGCCACTGAGAAGCTGGCTGCCGAACTAGCAGTAGCACATGGAGCCGTTGCGGCTCCTGCAGTTGCTGCCGCGGCAACCGTAGGCAAGCAGGGCGCAGCCGTCACCCCGACGTATGCGAACCTTCTCGACCTCATCTATTCGGTGAAGCAGCAGTACCGTCGCGCAGCGAAGCGCGGCTTCCTCATGAACGACACCACGCTTGGTGCAGTCATGGGGCTCGTTGACGGCGCAAGCCGACCAATCTTCGTGCCGGGCGATCAGACTCGCCCAGACACGATCCTTGGTTTCCCAGTCTATTCAGCCGCATTGGCTGATAACGGTGACGAAGCTCTCTCGATCGCCTTCGGCGACCTTGGCGCTATCTACACCGTAATCGCGGGCGCGCCTGCGATTGAGGCTGACCGCTCCTTCGCCTTCGGCACTGGGCTCGTGACGTACCGCGGCATCCTTCGTGGTGCAACGGGACTCATTGACCCGAACGCCGTCAAGACGTTCAAGGGCGCGAACGTCTAATCCTTCGGGACTAGACTCGCAGGCGGCGGGGAGTCGGGCTTCGGCTCGGCTCCCCGTCACCATTAGCAGGAGGTCAACATGAAAGTCAGACTCATCTATCGACTAGACGGCACCCGCAACGGGCAGCCATGGCCCGCTATTGGCGGCGAGATTGACGTGCCCACCAGCGAAGCCATGAACCTCATCAGCCACGGCTACGCCGTGCCAGTGCTCACTCCACAAGTGCAGGAGCGTGCAACCGTTGAAGAGCAGCCCGAGCGCGCTACACTGCCGAAGACAACCTCCAAGCCACGCAAGGGGAGAAACTAATGGCAGTCTCAAGCGTTCAGAAAAGCATCAACGCATCCACGCCCACGCTGATCGTGCAGGCTGACGTTGACGGCTGCATCGTGTACCTGCACACGCAGGTCACCATCTGGCTGGGCGGAGCCACCGTGAGCAGCAGCACCGGGATGCGGCTGGACTCCGCCGCTGGCCCCACTGAGTTCAGGCTCCAGCCGAACGACGCACTCTATGCAGTAAGCAACTCTGGCACCCAGACAATCACCCTGCTGACGGTGGGCAACTAATGTCATACGCCACGCTTGC